CTTTTGTACAATCGAGGTAAGAACAGGAAGGAGGAAAAAGCCCATGGAACCGGCGGTTATCTATGTTCGGGTGTCCACCCATGAGCAGGTGCAAGGCGGTGTTTCGCTGGAAGCGCAGGAGGAAAAGCTGCGGGCCTACTGCACCATGAAAGGGCTGGAGGTGGCCCGGGTGATCCGGGAGGAAGGCGTGAGCGCAGGCAAGCCACTGCACACCCGCCCGGGCGGATCGGAACTGATGGCCATGATTGAGCGGAAAGAGGTAAAGCATGTGGTGGCCTATAAGCTGGACCGCCTTTTCCGATCCGCAGGCGATTGCGCCAATAGGGTGGCGGAGTGGACCAAAAAAGGCGTGAACCTGCACCTGCTGGATGTTTCTGTGGACACTTCCACCGCCATGGGGCGCTTTTTCCTTAACATCATGGCAAGCGTGGCGGAACTGGAGCGCGGGATGATAGCGGAGCGGACAGCGGCAGCCCTGGCCCACAAAAAGGAGAGCCTGGAAGCCTACTGTCCGACACCCTATGGCTATGACCGGGAGGGTGACCGGCTGAAGGAGAACCCAGAGGAAAAGGACGTGGTGGCCCGTATCCTGGCCATGCGTACCCGCGGAGATAGTTATCACCGCATTGCCCGGGTCCTGAATGAGGAAGGAATCCGCACGAAGAACGGCGCCCGGTGGTATGCTTCGACGGTGCGGTATATTTGCCAAAACAGGCTGCACCGGAAACGGGAGGCGTGAACAGTGTACAGGTGCACCCGTGAGGAGATAGAAAAGGCGCCAACATGTGGCGGACTATATCTGTTTTATTCCGCGGACCTGGACCTGCTTTATATCGGAAAGGTCCGGAACCTGCGCCACCGGATCAAACAGCATCTTTTCCCGCGCGGCACTGCGGAGGAGGCATCCAACACCCGGAAAATAAAACACCGCTTCCACTATGTCTGTTTCCTTCCGATCCAAGAGGAAGGCGACAGGCGGGAAGTGGAGCGGGAACTGATAAAGAAGATGATTTGGTGCTGTAAGGGAGGAGAACAAAATGATCTGTCCCAAATGCGACGGGCTGAAAGGATATTACAAAATTCCCGCAGATTATTGGGGCAAGTGCGATTGCTGCGGGACTCCTGAAGTCATGCGATCTCCTGACCCCGACGAACACTGGCAAAAATGCGAGTTTTGTAAAGGTGAAGGGCATGTGTCCGCTTTGCGGCTGACTGCCTTGCAGAAAAAGTTGCGAATAACGTTACGGAAAAAGGTAATCTCTCTTTTCTACAAAGAATGCCCAGTCTGTGGTATGAAAGCCCGGAAAATTCGGAGGTTGCAAAATGCATGAAGCGGTGGCCACCGGGCGGGCCTATCCGCGACGATTCTGGATATTTTTAGCCAACGCAAGAGAGAAAGAGAAAAAAGGAGAAACAGCGCGTTTTATCCACAATGGCAGGGATTGCGGCCTTTCTTTTGATTGTTTGCCTTGGTACAATTGTTCATAGTAGAATAAACGGTAGAATAAACGACCAAAGGCGCTAGGGTTCGCGTGAGTTGGGGGCTCCTGAACCCTGAGCGCCTTCCGGTAAAAAAGCCCATGGCCTTTCTATGCCATGGCGGCCTTTCCGATCCGAACCTTTTTGGATGGTAGGCACGGCACCCAAAAAGGACCGGAGCGAATGGCCTGTTTACACCAATGGACTAAAAAAATGGACGACAATTGACCTGCCTAGTTGGTTCATTGCGTCCAGATGCGTCCAGATGCGTCCAAATGCGTCCAGATGCATTTAGATGCGTTCAAATACGTCCATTGGTGTGTGGGTAAAGTACCCTTCGTCTTTAATTTAACCACACTGCGTACTGCAATACAAGATAGATAATTTTCCAGTTGTCAAGTTTCACGGTGTTTCACAGGCAAAAAAATCGCCATAAAGGAGGTTTTGACCATGAATCCTTTGCGGAGAATCCGCAAAGAGCAGCAGCTGACCGCGGCGCAGCTGGCAGCCCTGGCGGGTGTGTCGGCTTCCCGGGTGTGGCAGCTGGAGCGTGGCGAGAATGCGCGGCTGACCGGGCCTGTGCTGGAAGCGGTGGCCCGCCTGGGATACGATCCGCGGCAGGTGGCCCGGGAGTATGAGCAGTGGAGGGCGCAGCAGGTGGCCCGAGTGGTGGAGTGGGCAGGAGGCGGCGACGGTGCGGCCTAAAACACCGCCCGGAAATGGGCGTTAACATAGATCCGCCCGGGTGGTGCGCTCCACCCGGGCGACAATCAAAACACGGAAAGGATGGATGGCCATTGATACCCATTGCAGGCTTGTGGAAACGGAAGACAAAAGACGGCAAGACATATCTCGGCGGTAAGCTGGGCACCGCCCGCCTGCTGCTGCTGCCTAACCAGTACAAGCAGAAGGACACCGACCCTGACTACTTGCTGCTGGTGGCGGACAAGCCCAAACAGCAGCAGGACGCAAAAGAAACCATGCAAGAGCAAGGGATGCCATGGGAGGACTAAGGCAAAATAAAACGCCCGGCAGCTGGCAGGCGATCGGGCGGACGTAGAAAGGAGAGGAAGAAACCAAATGAGTGCTATTAAAACAAGTGTAACACAAAACACAACACCGGTGAAAGCACCTGAAAGCACCAAACCACTGGAGTGGGCCCTGTGGTATGCAACGGTGAAAGGCTGGGCAGTGTTTCCTTGCCATACGGTGGACGAGAATGGCGTGTGCAGCTGCTACGCCCGGGAGAAGTGCGAGAACCCGGGAAAGCACCCGCGGATTAAAGGGTGGAAGGAACAGGCCACCACCGACCCGGAGCAGATCCGGGAGTGGTGGAAGCTGTGGCCTAATGCCAATATCGGCCTGGCCACCGGTGCCAAGAGCGGCGCGGTGGCCCTGGACGTGGACCCGAAAGACGGCGGAGACGACACCCTGCGGGAACTGGAGGAAGCCTATGAGCAGCTGCCCGACACGGTGGAATCCATTTCCGGCAGTGGTGGACGGCATATCCTTTTCGAGTATCCGGGCTGGTATGTTCCGCCTTCCGTAGGGAAAACCGGCGGGATAGGCGACGGCCTGGATATTCGCGGAGACGGTGCCCTTATCATCCTTCCGCCTTCCCGCCACACAAGCGGGCGGCGGTATGAGTGGGACCTGGAACACCACCCGGAGGACATGAACCCGGCGCCCATGCCCGAGTGGTTGGCGGCCAAGATCCGCAAAGGAACGGCCCGCAAAAGCCAAGAGAAAAAGGCGAAAGTTACCGGGCGGGTGTGGCGGCGATATTTGCAGGGTGGCCCGATAGAGGAAGGCACCCGGGATGATACCCTTTTTCGGATTGGTTGCGCCATGCGGGGGCGTGGTGCGGGATACGAGGACATACTGGCCACCCTGGTGGCGGTGAATGAACAGCGGTGTGAGCCACCACTGCCCTGGCAGCAGGTGGAGCAGAAGGCAGCGCAGGCGGTGAAGTACAACCCGGGCCCGTCGGGCCTGCTGAACTTCCCGCCCACCGACCTGGGGAACGCGGAGCGCCTGGCGGATCGACACGGGGTGGACCTGAAATACTGCGCAAAACTGAACGGTTGGCATGTATGGGACGGGCAACGGTGGCGCCTGGATGAAACGGGCGAAGTGATCCGGCGGGCTGCGGAAACGGTGCGGGCATACCGGGAGGAAGCGGAAAGGCTGCTACAGGAAAAGCAGAAGGCACTGGAAGCGGCAAAGGACCTAACCGGCACAGAACAGGAAAAGCTGGCAAACGAGGTAAAGGCAGCGGAGGCCATGGTGAAATTCGCCCGGCAGAGTGAGAGCCGGGCCCGGCTGGAGGCCATGGCCACCCTGGCGCAGGCGCAGCCCGGCATTCCCGCGGTGCCCGATGACTTCGACAGTGACCCGTTTCTGTTGACGGTGACCAATGGAACCCTGGACCTGCGCACCGGGAAGCTGCGGGAACACAAGCGGGAGGACCTGATAACAAAACTGGCGCCCGTGGAGTATGACCCGGCGGCGAAGTGCCCGCGGTGGGAAACTTTCCTGCATGAGATCATGGACGGAGACACGGAAATGATCCGATACCTACAGAAGGCGGTAGGCTATTCGCTGACCGGCGACACGGGTGAGCAGGTGCTTTTCTTCCTGTACGGCACCGGAGCAAACGGAAAAAGCGTTTTCCTGACGGTGTTGCAGGAACTGCTGGGCGACTATGCGCAGCAGGCGCCCACTTCCCTGCTGATGGCCAAGCCAAACGATGGAATACCCAACGATGTGGCCCGGCTGAAAGGCGCCCGCTTTGTGGCCACCATTGAGACGGAGGACGGCAAGCGCCTGGCGGAAAACCTGGTGAAGCAGCTGACCGGTGGCGACACCGTGAGTGCCCGTTTCCTGCGGCAGGAGTTTTTCGAGTTTAAACCGGAGTGCAAGCTGTGGCTTGCAAGCAATCACCGCCCGATCATTCGCGGCACAGATTACGGCATATGGCGGCGCATTCACCTGGTGCCCTTTACCGTGACGATCCCACCGGAGAAGCGAGACAAGCGCCTGCCCGATAAGCTGCGGGCGGAACTGCCCGGCATTTTGCGGTGGGCGGTGGATGGCCTGCGCATGTGGATGGAGGAAGGGCTGAACCCACCGCAAAAGGTGATAGCGGCCACCGAGGAATACCGGGAGGACATGGACAGCATTGGCGCCTTTTTGGCGGAGTGCTGCGTGACCCACTGGAGCGCTAAGGTGGCAGTGGGGGACCTTTACCGGGAATATGTGGCCTGGTGTGAGGAAAACGGAGAAACACCCATGAAACAGCGAATGCTGGGCAAGCGCCTGAAAG